TACTGTAGCTGAAACGATAGTTGAAGTCATGTCTACATCACTTGGGTTAGTAGCCTCAGTAAGAGGTGTAGTAGCCACTGCAAGTGGAGTCATGCGGTTGAAATAAACGGTCTTTCCAGAATTAGCTGGAAGTGGTTTTACGATAGCTCCAATGTCGTGCTTAAGCATTAGCTTTGCTCGCTCTAGGAAACGCTTATCGTAGTAGATTGACATGTGTTGTGTCAATCCAGTAGTTACGGATGCCATGTTTAGGGTAAAGATTAAATGTTAATACCTTACCCAATGCAATTATGCTTTGGGAAGGATTTTTTCAAGTTCTTCCGCTGACATCTTACGTAGGTCTGCTTCTGAATATTTACGGGAGAAGTCTGCCATAGCGCCTGAGGTATCTACCTGGGCATTCTCGGCTAGTCTTTCTTCACGCATAACTTCGACAGCTTTCTTGACCAATGGGTTTGATAGAGCTTTAAGACCACCAAGTTCCATAATTTTTGAAACTTCATCATCGTTATATCCATCTACCTTTAGTGTAAGACGTTCAACTTGTGCGGTTGGGATATCTACTTGAGTAATTTCCCCTTGCTGAGTAGCGCGTTCCTTGTTTGACTTTGCTTCTTCCTCAGCCTTCTTTAACCGAGCGTACAGTTGTCGATTCTTCTCTTGCAATTCTTCAACTGTAGGCGTTTCAGATGTTTCGGTATCTGCACCGTGAGATTCTTGAGAGTTCTCAAACTCAGTGTCGTTGGACATTTGATTTACTTATTTAATTGGCTAAATCTACCAGACTAATGCACTTGAAAGCTCAAGTACGAAAGCTGATTTATCTATTTTAACGGAAACTGTTTTTTCCTGTTTGTTTTGTGACAGTGGTTTTCAGTAAACGTATTTCGGAAATAAAGTTGTTAAGAGCATCTATAGCAAGTTTTCTACCCTCTACAAGCGCAAAGACTTCATCAGCTGTTTTGCCTTTAGTATCAATATTGTCCACATACTTGAGAGGCTCCATGAATTGTTCAAGGAGTTGTTCGACAATTCGCCAATCGGGGTCTGAGACAAACTTTTGGTGTATCCTTTCGAGGTCTTGCTTTGAGATTTGCATTGCGCGTATTGTTTAGGGGTCATATTAAACGGTGGCCGTTGACACTGGAGCTTCTATTGTCTTTGACGGTTGTTGTCTCTCTGATACTTCTCCAACTAGCTTGTCTACATTAGTTTCTAGTAGTTTCGGGTCGAGCTTTGCTGTCTCCAGCTTGCTCATAGCAGCCTCTAGCTTTGCCGGATTGATACCGATACGTTGTGCGTATTCACTAAATAGTAGTTTTGCAAGTGGGTTCTGCATCAGAGTAGGGTTAGTTACAAGGTCAACCAGTACCGCCTTGATATTGTTTGCCATCACGTTTGGGTCTTCTTGTTCGTTACCGATTTGGATATCAAACTCAAACTCCATGTCACCGTATAAGTTTTCTTTTATCTTTACAAAGCGAGTGCCGCCTAGTTTTTGTAGGTCTTGTCTAGCTGAAAATTCTATTGCCATCATCTGTTCCTCTGACATAGCTTTGTCACTTGTGAGAATAGCTTGAAACTTTGCTTCATTAACATACGCATCATCAATGAGAGCAATGACAGTGCTGTCACCTACGTAGCGGAGAATATGCTCAGCACTCATGTCTTTGAGGGCTTGTGGTAGTACTAGGTCAGTAAAGAAGTCCTGCAGCCAGTTAGTCACATTTTGACGTTTGAATAGGAATACAGAGACACTATTGTTTTGCTGAATAATTGCGTTTGTGGCTGGAGTAGATGTTGGAAGTTGTCCACCAGTGACTAAATCATTGGCGAAAGAGATACGGTCTGCCATAGCCAAGTATGACTGTTCTTCTGTACCAAAAGCAGCAAGGTTTCTTTCTTCATTTACAACCGGCTGGATACCACTCTTTGACTTTAGTACTGTACCGTTAGTAAGGTCAGACAGTACGTTTGAGACTATAGTATTGTCACTAGTCTGGAATAGGTGAAGTGAGCTAATTTCCATTGAGACGCGCTGTTGGTTCTTTACTTCATTGATACGCTCCTGGATTGGGAATAAGTCCTCTACTACTCCAACACCAAGCCAACGGCCTTCTGTCTTACTGTAGTGAATGTCTCGAAAAGGGTATTCTTTATTCCACCTTGACCTAAATAACACCTCTCCGTTATCGTATTCAGTACCATCTTCACCACTCTCAGTCATAAATGGTTCAGCTATAATAAACAATGAGCGTTGTAGCTTTTCTGATTTGCCACCAAACTCGCTAGCTGGTACTTCGCCAAAGCGTTCGTATACTTCAATGTATGGAGTAGAACGGATTGTGTTAATATTGCCACTGTCTTCATAAGACTGTGCAGCATTAGTCTTGCCGCTATTCTCCTCCACACGGCGAATAATACGCTCTATAGCGTCACCGTTCCAACCGTCTTTGGTCTTCTCTCGTAACTGTGTAGCTGTGAGGTTATGCTTGATAACAATAAAGCGAGAATCAGTGATGCTCTCTACTGTTGGGTCAAGGAATAATCGGCGCAAGTCCATTATCTTTGCACCGTTCTTTGTCTTTCTCAGCACTGCAGAGCCATAGCCTGTAAATTGGTCGGCTAATTTATTAAGGAGAATGTCAAACTTGTTTTTCTTTACCCAGTACTGTAATTCTTTTTCCAGGAATAACGTAGAAAATTCGCTCTTTGGGTTGAGTGGTCGTAACTTTATGTCTTTTGTATCTATATCAAAAAAACGTGCGACGGCTTCCTTTCTAAACTTTACAACATTAAAAAATATTTTTTCTTTTTTCTCAAACATTGGAGAACCTTCAAACTGTGAATTTAAGTAAAGGTGAATTCGTTTAATTGTATTGTACTGATTAAAACTGTAGCCGTCCACAACTTCAATGTCGTTATACATGAAGTCGTTAATCTCGTCACGAATGGTCGCAAAAATAGATTTATTCATGTTGCTATTTTAACGGAAACTGCGGTCGCGCATACGATTTTGTGACACTTGAAACGCCATCATCTCGTTTGTATCGTCTCTAATTGTGTCTATTGGGGTAACTGACCAATATCTCATACTGTCGCTATAATGGCTTGACCAATCGTGTAATGGCTTCTCCTCAAATCTCCCCATACTGTCATTCCACTTCTTTCGGTAGTGTATAAGTGCATCTAGTAGGGGCGCACACTTCTCAGCATCAAACCATAGGGACTTAAATCGCATGCGTAAAGCATTTATACCGTCATCAATAGAGAGCATTGGTACTACTGTGGTTTCCTTACCGGCATCTATCTTTGTCTCGAACTCAATGCCCAGCTTTCTTGCTATCTCTAGTCTGGTCATTGCGTTCTCACCCATCATACGAACAGCGATGTCGTGTGGAGCAAAATGTTTTCCGTAGACATAGCCCTTGTCCTTTAAAACTTGTGCATAATGTTGAAAGCCCTCACCGGTAGCTGCGTAACAATCAATGACTCGCCACTCCCATCCTGCATTTTGAATGAATACAATTGTAGTCTCATCACCAACACCCAAGTCCCACCAGGTATGTACTGGTAGCATCGGCTCGTGTGGTACGTTTGTGATTCTGTTCTCCTCTCTTGCCTTTTGTATCTCTCTGGCGTAATACGCTCCTTTGATACTTGCCTCCCATGAGCATTCATACTCCTGCAAGTATTCATCTTCACTCATGTTTTTGCGCTGAATAGCAAGCTCAGACTCAGGCAATACACTAGATTCACTTGCGCGTAGGAGTGCAGTGTACCATCCGGGATTGGCTATGTTGTCTTCATATAAGCGGTAAAAAGCGTTTTTACCTTTTGGTGTACCAATCCAGACAGCCCATCCTTGAGTAGAGGAAAGGGTTGGTGAGATAATCTCTGTCCAGATGTTAGATGGTTGCTGTGAGTATTCGTCAAATATAACTCCCCAAAGAGTTATGCCACGAAGCGAGTCCGGATTGTCTGCGCCATAAAGAGTGATGCGTGAACCATTAGGAAAGTCTGCTCGTAACTCGGATTCATTAAACTTTACACCGGGGACCACTCGCGCGTATTCTTTAAGGTTATCCCAAGCAATGTTTTTGGCTTGTTTGTATGTCGGAGCTATATAAGCGTACTTTGTATCGTTATTTAGTACCGCAGCACGAATTAGGTGGTTGACAGCAGCGACAGTTTTTCCGGCTCTGCGATGCATTACCAAAACAGAGAAGCGTTTACCGCTATCGTGAAACTTAGTCGCCCAAAGTCTCGGTGTGTAGGGGATTGTTATGTACATTCCAGCCAAAAGTTACTTTCTCTCCTCCGCTTGTTACATCTGTTTCGGATTTTTCTTTCATTCCGTGATTACTTGATAACACAAGCTTTGCTATGGTCGAGTTATAGTCTCCAGAAAGACCCATATTTATAAGTCTTTCTTGTTGTTCATTTCGAATTTTATCTAAAGCGTCCGAAAATCCAGGGTGAGATTTTTCCCATAAATACAAGGAGCTTCTTGCTACTCCTAAAAAACGTGCGAATCCATCGGTTGTAGGTAACTTAACTTGTATTTTTCCTCGTTCTGTTAAGGTGTCTTCACAGTTCATTAAATACACCTCCGCTTGGTTGCAGTATTCAGGTTTATATTCTGTTGGTCTACCTGCACTCATATCAATAACTCATTAAACTCTTTTTCAGTAAGTATCTTTTCGAAGTAACTATATTTTACCTCTTTTACTCCATTTCGGATAGCGTCTTGTGCCCGATTGTATACCTGTGTTCTTTTTATCCATCTTCTGATTGTTCTATCGTTTATGTTCATCTTTGTTTTCAGTTTGAAGTATTCACAAAGAATAGGGACTTCGTACTGGTGCCAGATAAAACGCTGGTTATAAATCTCATACCATAGTTTGGGCTGACAATTGTATCTCTTAGCAAACGCCTTGTATGGGTCTTCTATAAATAAACGATGGGTGAGTTGTATCATTTTTTAATACCATAAAAATATTGGTCTTTGGCAATGGGATTATATTCGTGACCGAGTTCGGTAAACATTTCGTCTTTATACACTTCTCTAAAATGTGACTCTTCTAAATTCATGTAGTAGTCCGGTGAAGTACCCCACAATCCTTTCCCTCC